TGCATGGCGCAGTAGCAGCGACTATCCATTTGTTATTATACTGGCCCTATGTCTAATGAGACCTTACGAATTTATCATTGAAACTTTTGATAAATCTAGAATAAAAGTCAACAAAATTGGCCAGACGGTTAATAAAAATACAAATTTATTTTTTAAAAATTCAGACATTATTATTCCAACATCTGGAGGCAATCAAACTTCCGGCCTTGTAAATTATGTTGTAGATTACTTAAGATCGAGAGGATTAACTGAATCAGTTCTGCAAAAGAAAGTAGACAATTTAGATGTTAATTTGTCCACAAGATTAAGTGGATTTGTAGATCAAAGTCAACAAAAATATATTTTAGATAGTAAGAATCCCAGCGCCAGTACTAGCAATATTTTTCTTCCTCAAGAAAATTATGACATTAATTTTAATATTAGCTCACCAATTTCTAGCCCAAGTTACAGTGCATTGGTAATTGAAAAATTAGCCAGCGGCTTCAAACTTTTTGGTTATGACATCAGCGAACCTTATTTTAAATATTTTGAAGCTGTCAAAAGCGCCAATGATCCTTTGCTGTCAGTTGGCGGCGTGAGTGAAAATTTTATCGATTGGGAAGCCAACAAGATTTTTGGTAATGGAACAATAATTAGAATATCTGATATTTTTTACAGATGTATTAAATCACACACAAGTGGCATAGAATTTGACACACAATTTTGGCAAAGAATCGCAAAATTACCGTTGGTAGGTGCAGTAGAAGTTTTTAGAAGAAGAACGGTAAACAGTGCCGCAGTAAAAGAATTACCTTACGGCACAGTATTTGCATCTCTACAAGACATAGCAGATTTTATTATAGGTTATGATGCATATCTGCAATCACAAGGATTTGAGTTTACTGGCTACGACGGAAATTTAGAATCAGCTAAAGATTGGATAACGTCAATTAAAGAATTATTGTTTTGGTCCAAGCATAAATGGGCCGAAAGTTCATTAATCACGTTAAGTCCTGCCGCTGCAAAAATAGAGTTAAACATTGACATTGGAGTTGCTGACAATCTACTTGATAGCTTTTATGATTATAATATTTTAAAAGTTGATGGAACTATTCTTCCTGTGGAATTTATTAATGTAAACAGAGAGTTTAAAAAATTAACAGTAGATGTTGTCAACGACTCCGACGGCATATACTTCTTTAGATGTTATTTTGTTTTAAAAGAACATGTAACAATTTTTGATGATCGCACAGTGTTCAATGATGTTATCTATGACAAACCAACCGGCTATCGTCAAGAGCGTATCAAGAGTCGCGGATTCCGCACAGTAGACTGGGACGGTGATTATACTAGCCCTGGATTCTTGTTTGACAACGTTAATATACAGATTTGGCAACCTTTTACTGATTATAAACTAGGTGACATTGTCAATTACAAATCTTACAATTGGACTAGTCTAGTAAATCAACAAGGATCAGACCAATTCAAAGACAGCAATTGGACTAAATTAGATACAACTCCTGCTAAAGGATTGATCAGCAATTTTGATGTTAGAGTCAGCCAGTTTGAAGATTATTACAACGTGGATGCTGACGGCGCAGGTGCTAGTCAGCGTGAGTTAGCAAGACACCTCATAGGATATCAAACTAGAGAATATTTACAGAATCTTGCAGAAGATAATGTCACACAATTTAAATTGTATCAAGGATTTATCAGAGAAAAAGGCACAGCTAACGCTGTGGTCAAAGTTTTTGATAAGCTCAGCAGAATCACTGCCGACAGCATTGTGCTAGATGAAGAATGGGCATTTAATGTTGGCCGATTAGGAGGTCTAGATCAACTTAATGAAATAGAATTTGAAATTGTTAAAGACAATCTGTTGGTAAATCCACAGGCCATAGTTGTCACCAATGGACCAATTGATAAAAATTCATTAGACAAATATCTAAGAGTAAATCAAACTAATTTTACTAGATCTCTTATTCCTTACAGTGTTAATATCAATCCCTTGATCAACTATCAAGGGATTACTAGAAATGCCGGATACGTTAAAACAGATCAAATAGAATTATTTGTAAAATCAAGAGAAGACATACTATCACTAGATATTTCATCTTTGATTGAAAATTCTCACATATGGGTTACTTTCGATAATGCATCTTGGACAGTGTTGAGATTTAATCTCAACACAGCCCTAACAATTGAAGATATTGTCAAAAATTCTACTACGAACATAGTTACTGTAACCGTAAGTCAAAAACACGGATTAACCGTAGATGAAATTGTAGGTATAAAAGACATTATAAATTTTACCGGATTTTATAAAGTTGTAGCGGTTACTGATTATACCTTTAGTGTTCAAGCCGGCACAGGGCCTGTGCCAGATACTCCGGATATCAGTTCTATACAATACAACATATATCTGTTGACCCAATCTCGATTTAATTCTTATCAGGATATTGGAGATCAGACAGCTTCCTTGTTAAAGCAAGGATCAAAATTATGGATAGACAACGCCGACACAACTGTGGGAAACTGGGAGGTTGTTGAAAAACAAAGACTGTACGCTGAAAAAATTATTACTAATTTTGGTGCCACAGATCCTAGAAATACAGGAAGAGCTGTAGTATATGCTTCTAATCTCAATCAAGTCATCACAGGTATACCTTCTGCCAACTCTGTAATGGTTTACTCGGAAACTGCTACGGGATTATCTGTAAAAGAAATACTACAACCAGAAACCGGTTTTGCAAATACACTAGCAAATAGCTTTGGCGATGCTATTGCTATTAGTCCCGATAACGTTTGGTTGGCAGTAGGAGCTCCCTTGGCTTCCGGAGTACCTAGTAGATTCATAGGAATCTATGAGGACACTTATTCCTATATTGCCGGCGACATAGTGTTGCAAAATGGAAAATTATGGGAAGCCACTAACGATCAACAACCTGGTGATGGTAGTACCAACACTCTCAACACATTGTCTGTGAATTTTAGAAATGAAGATTGGAAACTTGTTGATATAGTCTATGCTAATGCATCGGGATCTTTGGGACCGATAAATCAAGGTTTAGTAATTCTGTACAAACGAAAAAATAATGCATGGGAATTGCAACATACAATTCTTAGTCCCCGAATTGAAGCAAATGAAAAGTTTGGATCAAGTGTTTCCATTGGGGTTTCTGGAGCAAATTACTACATGTCGATCTCTGCTCCAGGGTCCCTCAATAATCTAGGCAGGGTATATCTTTACAAATATACAGGTACAACAGCAGGATCAACCACACAGATTCTTACATTTAATGGTACTAGTGCTGTAAATTATGTAGTGAACACAATTACATTTTCAAGAAATCATAATTATATTACCGGTCAACTTGTAAGATATCTCAATGGCACATATGCCGGAGATGATAAATCTCTAGCAACATCGCCGCCGCCGCCTGAAGATTACACAATTTTGTATGTAATAAGAATTACAGATACTGTCATACAATTAGCAACTTCGGTAGTAAACGCAACAACCGGAACAGAAATTGACCTTAAAGATTTTGGTATAGATGATTCAAGTTCTCATACTTTAATTAGTACAGCAACTGTTGGTTGGAAACAAATGGGAGATCCTGAATACAGAGGATTGTATACCAACAGTTCTAGTTCTATTTACAGTCAAGGATCCAAAGTTTGGTATCAAGGAAAAATATATCAGGCACTAGAAGACACCTACGGTGATGGAACATCGCTTGATTTATCTACCAGCAATTCTTGGCAGGTCTTAGATGAATCAGTAACTGAAGTTTCACTGCCATCTAACATAGCTTTGATCGACAGTGGAAATATACAGCCGATTTTTCAAGACAGTTCCACAGCTATTCTAGGATCAGTGTATCCTTTGGTTGCTGCTGGTAGTTTTAAAGTGGGAGAAATCTACAGAATTGAAGATTACGGAACTACAAATTTTGAAATTATAGGTAGTAATCCTGCAGCCGGCGACGGTCTAACATTTAAAGCTACCGGAGTTGGTTCTGGCACAGGTACAGCCAGATGGATATCCTATCAGTTTGCAGAATTAATTAAAGCCGGCGATATGTTTGGTCAAAGTCAAGCCATGAGTCGAGATGGTGGTATTTTAGTAGTCGGAGCCCCCGAAAGTGACGGAATATACATTGCCAACTACAAAGGACTATGGGTAGAATATCAAACATACTACGAAGATGATGTAGTAAAATATTTTGGAAATTATTATAGATTAGTTGATTACAATCCTATTACAGGCGGCGAAGCAGATTCGTCTGAAGATTCTACTTATATTACAACTAGCAAAAATGATATTCCTACAAGCAGCAGTCCTCAAGGCCCGTGGACTCTTGTTAGTTCTGAAATTTCTCTTCCTTCCGGAAAGATTTTTATCTACAAAAGAAATTCCAGCGACGTCTACGAACTAGCTCAAACAATTACTGCTGGTTCGCTAACTGAAATTAGTGATGTGTCGACTATTGACAATCTAAACACCGGAGACAAATTTGGAGCAGCAGTAGACATTGATTATAACGGCACCACAATTATTGCCAGCAGTCCGCAAGCAGATGTAAAATCTTCTGATCAGGGTGCAGTGTTTGTGTTCAAATCAGCACAATTGGATAATATTTCTTATAGATTAAAACAAAGATTAATCAGCCACGAAAATTATGTCAATGAATATTTCGGTTCTGCTATCAGTATAAGTCCTGCAACAGAAAAAATAGTTGTTGGTGCAACCAATGCTAGTTTTAACCTGTTTACAATATATGATCAAGGGTCTACATCTTTTGATAATACAAACACCACATTCAGTTCCGACGAAGGTAATACAGGACAGGTCTATGTATTTGAAAGAAAAGATCAAACCTATCATCTAACAGAAAAATTATATGTACCAGATCTCCAAGACTGGGAATCATTTGGTTCTAGTGTAGACTGTATTGGCTCTGTAATAGCTGTAGGATCTCCTACCTATCGTGATACCGTGTATAGGATAGGTGTTAATTTTACAACCACTATTCTATTGGGTGCTAGCGGAAACAATGCACTTACAGTAGACGTAGTAATACAAGGCGGAGTAATTGTATCTGCTGTAGCTAAGGATTCTGGAGCTGGATATACTGTCAGTGACATGGACGATGCTACTGATGCTATTGAAATCAACGGATCTGCAGACAAAGCTCGTATTAAAGTACAGACAATGTCAGGTGGTACTATAACTAGTTTGTTTGTGGTTTACGGAGGCAGTGGATACACCGGCAGTGCAGAAGTCATTGAAACTGGTCAGGTTAGATTGTTTACTAAAGACACAACTAAAAATCCGTGGAACACTATTGCCTCTAGACAAGACCTAACTGATATAGAATTGTTTAAAAACATTTCAATGTACGATAATGAAAACAATGTAAAAATTTCAGACATTGAAATAGTTGATCATTACAAATTAAAAATACTAGGCGCAGCCGAACAAGAATTAAAGTTTAAAACTCTGTACGACCCTGCCACATATACCAACGGCACTGATCAACAAGAAGTTGATGAATCTCAGGCCTGGTTTGAAAAACATGTCGGAGAACTATGGTGGGACCTAAGTACAGCCAAATGGTTGCTGTATGAACAAGGAGATATTTCTTATCGAATCGGTAACTGGAATCAATTAGCCTACGGTGCAAGCATTGATGTGTATGAATGGGTAGAATCAAAATATTTGCCTAGCAGATGGACTGTGTTGGCAGATACAACCGAAGGTCTTGCACAAGGAATTTCAGGCCAGCCGTTATACCCAGATAATACAGTGTATTCTGTAAAGATTTTAACTAATCCTTCAACAGGCGAAACTACAGATACAAAATATTATTATTGGGTCAAGAATAAAAATATAGTGCCAAAAAATGTTCCAGGCAGAAGAATCACGGCTTTGGATGTAAAGAGTTATATTGAAAACCCAATAGGCACAGGACAGCCTATACTGTCTCCAATAGCCGCAGATACCCTATTGGCGTTCAATTTTGAATCTTTAATTTCTTCAAATACCGCGTTGATTAATATTCAATATAGAAAAAATCTAAAAGCCTTAAATGCTATTCACAATGAATATCAGTTGTTGACTGAAGGCGTTGCAGACAATCTTCCAACAGAAACTCTAGAAGCTAAATGGATAGACAGTTTAGTAGGGTACGATCTTGCTGGTAGTATAGTACCGGACGCTGATATACCTATTAAGCAAAGATACGGTATAAGTTTTAGACCCCGTCAGGCAATGTTCAAAGATAGATTTGCTATTTTAAAAACAGTAATTATCAATATTAACTCAGTTTTAAAAACTCGAGCGTTTTCCGATACTTTAAATTTTATCAACCTTGGATCAGTTGATCCAGAACCCTCTAATGTATTAAATCAGTACGATGTACGTGTAGACACACTAACTGATCTTGCAGAAGTGGGAACAACAAGGGTAAAAAAAGCTGTATTAAGAGCCAATATTGTTGACGGAGAAATTGATACTATTGATATTGTTGATTCGGGATTTGGCTACAGGAATGCTCCATTCGTTAATATTGAAGGAAACGGACAAGGAGCCACAGCACGAGTAACTATTGACAGTCAAGGCAGAATAAATTCTGCTACTGTGTTGTCCAAAGGTCGCCGTTATACAGCTGCCGTAGCAGAAATAAGATATTTTTCTGTTCTAGTGGCTCAAGATAGTTCAATCAACAATTACTGGAGTATCTATTCCTGGGATGATATAAGAAAAACTTTCTTCAGAGCCAAGTCTCAGGCGTTTAATACTAACAACTATTGGGAATATATTGATTGGTGGCAAGACGGATATGGAGTGACTTCGAGAATAGTTAAAGAAATTACTGACCTTTATCAAGAGCCTGCAATATCTGTTAACGTAGGTGACCTAATACGTGTTCAAGAATTTGCCAATGGAGGCTGGGCAGTTTTAGAAAAAACTCAACCTACCCAAGGTAATATTTTAGATAATTATATTCTTGTTGGTAGAAAAAATGGTACTATTAATTTAATAATTGACGATCTAGTGTCTGTACAAAATATAGGATATGACAACGCTATTGCTTTTGATGCCAATGTGTACGATATAAATCCTACACAAGAATTGCGTAACATTTTGAAAGCAGCCAAGGAAGATATTTTTACCGAAGACCTTAGAGTAGAATGGAATAAATTATTCTTTACCAGTATTCGATATGCGTTTGTAGAACAACCATATATTGATTGGGCCTTTAAGACCAGTTTCTTAAATGCTACTCACAATGTTGGCGATTTAGAACAAAAAATAAATTACAAAAATGATAATTTAGAAAACTTCCAAGAATACATAGAAGAAATCAAACCCTATAGAACTACAATTAGAGAATACATTTCTAAATACACAGATAGAGATACGTCATATTCAGGAACTACCGATTTTGATTTACCCCCAGTATATTCAACTCAAGATGGAAAAATATTACCGATTAGATCAACCAGCGATAGATTTAACAGTTATCCCTGGAAGTGGTGGAATGACAATAACGGATACGTTGTTACTGAAATTATGGTGTCTAACGGCGGCGCTGATTACACAGAAGTTCCTAGTGTAATAATTGAAGGTAACGGCACCGGAGCAACAGCTCAGGCATTTGTGGCTAATGGCAGTGTTGTAGCTGTAAAAGTGCTAAACAAAGGCCAAGGGTATACACAGGCTCCTAGTATCAGACTAGTTGGCGGTAATGGCACTAGTCAAGGCATTGCCAAGGCTGTGGCCATAATTGGAGAAACTGCGGTAAGAACATTTGATCTTACTGTAAAATTTGATAGAGTTGCTAAACAAGGAATATATCAACAATTTACTAAATCTGAAATTTTTACAGCCAATGGATTTTCTGCAGTTTTCCAATTGCAATACGCTCCTAACAGAGACAAGAGTAAAATTTCAATCACTAAAAATAATCAAATAGTGTTGAACAGTGAATATACAATCACATTGTATACTTCCACAACAGATACATATAGCTTGATCAAAGGCAAATTAATTTTTAATACAACTCCGGCCCTGGGCGATGTAATAGAAATAAACTATGAAAAGAATGTAGAATTATTCGACAGCATAAACAGAATTGAAAACTATTATGCACCTACTGAAGGAATGCGTGGTAATGAACTAGCACAATTAATGACCGGTATCGACTTTGGCGGCGTGCAAATTCAAGGAACAACTTTCGATGTTACCGGCGGCTGGGATGCTCTTCCATGGTTCACTGACAGTTGGGACAGTGTGGAATCAAACAGTGATTTTTATTATGTTGCAGATGGAAGCACAATAGCAGTGACACTGCCGTTTATTCCGGCTGCCGGAGAACAAATCTCTGTATATTGGAAACCTTCGGGCACGAGAATTCCGCCAGATATTCAAACGCTAGGAGGAATTACAAATCCTCAGGTTATTATAGAATCAGAAATCACTGCGCCAAAGACCATAAGAGATGATGACCCCAATTGGATTCAAAATTGGGATAGCTCTAATGCCACAAATCCCAATGCACAGATGCCTACATTTATAGGAGATGGATCTACTAGAGTAGTTGAAATTGGTCAATATATCAGTGTAGAACCGGGAGATACATTGATCTTCCGCAAGTTAGACAGTGACGGATCAGTGACTATTACTGATGTAAATCTTTTAGATACTAAATTAAGTGGTGGATCATTGTCAAATATCAGTGGTGCGTATCAAACAGCCAACGGTCTCACTGCCGAAGAAATTGTCATAGACGGTGATAAATTCATTAGTCCGGATCAAGTTCCGGCACCTGAAGAAAACATTCCTGGTCAAGTGTTAGAAAGTGTAAGCATCAAAGTGTTCCATACCTATCCTCAAGGATCTGCCTTGATACAAAATACTATTGTATATTCAGATGGTGTAAAATTTAGATATGCTATAGGTATTGATATATTAGAAAATAATTCAGTGATTGTTTATATTAACAAAATTAAACAAGAACTTTATCAGGATTATACTATAGATTACGAAACCAACGAGGTAGTATTTAACTATGTACCAATCAGTACCGCTGTAATTGAAATACTGGCATTTGGCCTAGGCGGTGTAAATTTACTAGACTATCAAGAATTTGTTGCAGACGGCATAACCACATTGTTTTTAACCAAAGCAATTTTCAGTCAAACTGCATCAATATTGGTCACAGTCAACGGTGATGCTATTGATACTGGATTTTTAGACAGTGCTGATTTTACAGATACTCCAAATAAAACGTTGGTACAGTTTGGTATCGCTCCAGTGATCAACAGTGTAATCAAGGTAGTATGCTTAGGCCCTGGCTTAGATACAGACTCAACAGGACAGAGTATAATTAGAGTTAATAATCAAACTATAGTCTACGACGGGTCAACTACTAGATTTGTAGTAGATAAATTTGTTAATTTGTCCAGAGCATCGGCTATATCTAATCTACTTGTAAACATCAATGGACAACAAGTCAACGGTCCCGATACTGTGCTAACAGTCTACGACGGAACTAACAATCAAATTACTATTGGAGTAGATCCAATAAGATTCCCAGGCTCAATAACTTATCCTGATATTCAAGTTTTTGTAAACAACAACCCAACAATTCAGGTAGTAGATTATACACTCAATTCTGGATCTAATATTATCACTGTGCGGCCAGACATTTTGGATATAGGTGATGTTATTAGAATTGTTGTCACAGCATTTGCAGATTATCAAATAGACAGTGATGAAATTGTTTTTACAGATGCAATCATGGCCACCTTGGAAAACAACGATGACAGCACTACAAAAGATATAATTGAAATTGTTTGGTTTAGTGAATATCCTAGTATGGATATTGTAGCTGATCAATTTTCGGGAGGAAAAGTTCAATATCAACTTTCTAGAACTCCTATAAATTCTAGTTATGTATGGGTCTATATAAATGGAGTAAGACAAACACAGGATCGTGATTTTAGTGTATCTCTGCCAAGAGGAGTAGTATATCTAAATGTTGTAACAACTACCGAAGATGATGTAAAAATTGTTGAATTTGGCAATGACATTTATAAATTTCCTAGTGCATATGAAATTTATAAAGATATGTTGAACATATATCATTTTAAACGCTATAGTAGAAATGATGTTAAGTTAGCAGTAGCATTGAATTATTACGATCAAAGCATCACAGTGATTAACGGTGATCAATTGTATGATCCGACTGATCGACCAGTGTCGGGTATTGTATACATCAATAATGAAAGAATAGAATATTTGCAAAAGTCTGGAAATGTACTTACACAACTTCGTAGAGGAAGTTTAGGAACTGCTATTGCGGCAATTCACGCAGAGGGTAGTTTTGTAACAGACAGCGGTCCCTTAGAAACTATTCCTTATAATGAAACACAACACCGATTGGATTTTGTCAGCGACGGCAGCACACTATTAGTTGGTCCTTTGGATTTTGTTCCTGCACAAGGAACTAGAAGTTCATGGTTCCGAGGAATTGACATTGTAACAGGTGGTCCCAATATTCCGTTGACTTACGGACCGTGCGATCAACTAGAAATATTTGTAGCCGGCACTAGATTACGTAAAAATCCTGTCGATGTATTCGATGAAGATCTAGGACCTAACGGCAGCAAAGAAATAGAAGCAGAATTCAGTGTGGACGGAACAAGTCCTTACGTAAGGATAACTAAAGCAATACCAGCAGGTACACGCATCACTGTAATAAGAAAAACAGGAAGAACTTGGTATGATCGAGGTGTTACAACAGCATCGGCTGGAAAAACTCTACAGCAAAATTCTACTGCGATCAGCAATTTTATTTTACAAAAGACAACGATCATACCAGAATAAATACACTATGAATAATAATTTCAACGAGCTCGATATGCCCAACGAACAAAAACAACCAGAAAAAACACCCAATGAAAGTGGTGGATTCCACGTTGAGGGACACATAAAAATATTTGATCCTGAAACTGGAGAAATATTTCAAGATAAACGAAATGCCATCCATTATGAAAATATGAGTGTGGCCATGGTTAACAGTCTTAGCAATCAAGGGCAGGGCTGGATTTACCAAATGGTTTTTGGAAACGGTGGAACCACAGTAGACCCAACTGGACTGATTAGTTATCTAACACCAAACACTGTAGGTGTTAACACTAGTCTTTATAATCAAACCTATGCCAAAGTAGTGGACAAAAATGCCACAGAAAATACAGATCCTATTAGAAATAAAATGGAAATTAGGCACATAAGCGGAGCCACTTACAGTGACATTATTATTAGTTGTTTGTTAGATTATGGCGAACCAGACGGACAGGATGCGTTTGACAACAGTCAAGATATGAGTGGCAATTTTGTGTTTGATGAACTGGGTCTAAGATCTTATAGCGACAGCGGCACCGGCAAATTATTAACTCATGTGATTTTTCACCCTGTTCAAAAATCTCTAAACAGGCTATTACAAATTGATTATACAATTCGTGTACAGAGTTTAACTGGTTTCACAGAGGTGTAATAAATGCCATATATTGTAAATTTTACTGACAACGAAAATAAGACACCGATCACGGTCTACGATAACACCTCAAATACAGATACCAGTTTGACATTTCCAGGAAGAAATGTTACCGGGTATGGTCAAACTATTGGTCAAAATTTCTTAGCCCTCTTAGAAAATTTTGCAGGCCCAGCACAACCAGTCAACCCTATTGAAGGACAGTTATGGTTCGATACCAACACAAGAACACTACAAATTTACGACGGTGTTGCTTGGAAAGCAGCCAGCGACATTCAAAAGAGTGTTGTAGCTCCTTCTGTTGAACAAAGCAAAGTTGGTGAACTTTGGGTAGACACTGTAAATCAACAACTATATGTTTTTTCCGGCACTGACTGGATTTTAGTTGGTCCTAATTTTTCAACAGGACTATTGAGTGGTCCTTTAGTCGAACAGATTATAGACACCAATAACGCTACCAAAGTAGTTTTAACTTTTTATGTAGAGGATAAACCGGTTGTAATTATTAGCAAAGACAGTTTTACCCCAAAAAATTCTATTACAGGATTCCTTGCAATTAGGTCCGGTGTGAATATGTCGGCCACAACAGATCTTGGACTAGGAGGATTTGCTCCTAAATTGTACGGAACAGCCACTTCAGCAGACGGATTAAATGTCAGTGGGGTAGTAATCGACAGTGGTAAATTCCTCAGATCGGATATTATCAATACCACTGAATTTGGATTGAACATAAGAAATAATTCAGGCATTAATATTGGAGTAGATAGTTCATTTAATCTTTCTAACTCAGCTACTTCTGCTAAAATCTATAATTCTTCAGCAGGCAGTAGCATTGATATTCAACTGAATTCTGACGGTATACCTAACACAGTGCTAAGAGTAATCGATAATAAAGTAGGAGTTAACAATCTTAGTCCACAAGAATCGTTGGACGTAATTGGTAACACTAAAATTAGTGGAAACTTAGTGGTTGATAGCACAGTAGGAACTACTAATCTCAGTAACGGCTCAATTAGAACTGCCGGAGGATTAGCAGTAACTAAGAATGCATTAATTGGCACAACTTTAGAAGTGGTTGGAACCACCATCGCAAGAAATATTGATCCAGCATTAACCGATACTTTTGAATTTGGCAGTGTTACTAAACGTTGGAAAACAATTAGGGCACAGACTATTATTGCAGAAACTGTGGAAGGAGTGCTAGGAGGAGACATCAGTGGCAATGCTGTCACTGCCACAAGTTTACAAAATACCACAGCATTCTCTATTACAGGAGACATAGCTTCAACAGCTCCAGTAACTTTTAACGGTAGCACTGGCGGTTATACAAAAACATTTAATACAACACTTTCTTCTTCTATCATTAGTAGTAAAGCAGAACCTATTCCTAATAGATCTAAAACAGATGATTTTGTTTTGGTTTTTAGATCAAGTACCAGCGGATTACTTAAACAATCTAGAGATACATTCATAGCTGACCTAGGATTACCAATTGGTGCTATTCTTCCTTATGCAGGTTCCAGTGCTCCGTATGGATTTTTGTTCTGCGATGGCGGCGAAGTAGAAAGAGGAAAATTTTCTGATTTATACGATATCATTGGCACAGCCTACAACGGCAATGATCCATTAGTTGGAGTTAATACTTTTAGAATTCCTGATCTAAGAGGTAGATTTGCTCTAGGAAGAGATAACATGGATAATGGTATTACAGTGCCTAACAGTACTGGGGGATATGTAGAAGGCGGTGGCGGAGTGGTAGGAAGAGTATCCGGAACTGAACCTCAGAATGTTGGTCAGTCCAGCGGTGCGTCGACTCAAACATTGTTGATTAGAAATCTACCAGATCATGAGCACGATATGGTAGGTAGTACAGGCGGTCAATATGCTGCTGTAAAGTTAGATACTGCTTTACCAACTGATTTCGGTGCATTTTTAGATGCAGGACCAACAGCAGCAGGTAGATTTAATTATCTTCCTAATTCGGGAGGTATCAAAACCACAAGTCCGTTAAGTGACGCATTTTCATTGATGAATCCGTTTCTAACTATAAACTACATTATTAGGTCAGGACCACCTGCATTCTAAAGGATAAAAAATGGCGTATTCAATTAATAAAACAGACGGAACATTATTAGCTACTGTGGCCGACGGTCAAGTTGATGACTTAACAACCGACATTACCTTAATAGGAAAAAATTACAGTGGCTTTGGTGAATCGTTAAATGAAAATTTTATAAAACTTTTAGAAAATTTTGCAAGTACTAGTAGACCCGAGAATCCAATTAGAGGTCAGATATGGTTTGATGCCAGCGAAGCAAAACTAAAAGTTTACACCGGTACAGGATTTGTTCCGGTAAGTTCAGCTAGTATTTCAAATTCTCAGCCCGCTCAACCGGGTGCCGGAGATTTATGGTTTAACAACATTAGTAAACAATTATACTTTTATGACGGCGTTGGTTTTATTTTACTTGGTCCTGCTTATTCTCAGGCACAAGGACTCAGTGGATTCAAAGTTGAAACTATTTTAGATTCGTTAAATGCATCCCGTGTTGTAACCTACTTATACAACAATGGAATTTTGTTAGGAATATTTTCCAAAGACGCATTTACGCCTAAATTAAACATAGAAGGTTTTGGCGGAAGTATTGTTCCTGGATTTAATGCTGGAACACTAGCAGGCATAAAATTCAATGTCACTGCAACTAACGCAGATCGACTTGATAATGTTACTGCATCTCTTTATGCTCGTCGCGACCAAGCAAACAATTTTGCAGAACCGTTGATCATTACCAACAACAGTGGACTTAATGTAGGAGCTGGTACTGAAGGAGCATTTAACGTTGCTGCCGGTAATGTGAGATTGTATAACACAGCTTCAAATAAGAATCTTAGTTTTGCTGTACAAAAAGGAGTTGTAAGCGAAACAGCGGTTAACATTGTTTCACCAACTCGAGAAGTAAAAATTTATGACGGATTTACTGATAGTTTAACCACAGTTGGGGGTAGTTTAACAGTGGTAGGTGATCTTGTGGTTCAAGGAAATACAACCACAATTAATACCAGCGTACTTACTATCGAAGACAAAAATGTTGTTTTAGCCAGTCTCGGTGATAGTTCTTCTAATACCGATGAATACGCCGATGGCGGCGGCCTCATTTTAAGAGGAACCAGTGACCATGAATTTACTTGGGACAAAAATGTTGGATGGTTCAGCACAGAAAATATCAATTTAGCCGCAGGGCAAAATTATAAAATTGCTGGAAATACAGTGTTAACTTCAACACAATGTTTTTCAAGTTCTTTTCCTAATTTAAACAATGTAGGAACTTTAATAAATTTGTCAGTAGACAATGTTTTTATAGACAATCAAAGAATATCTACCATAGGTTCTCTAGATCTAGAGCTAGCACCCGACGGTACTGGAAACATTGTATTAATTGGTTCACCTTTGCTAACAGGATTGATTACTACTAGTCAAAATTCCCCTGTACAAACTACTGAAAATACTGGATCAATTGGTACCGCATTAAGTGCTACTGAATTATCCGAAGCTACCAACAAGAAATATGTTCTAAATGTGGTAAGAACTCGTTCATTGGTATTCAGTATAGATGTATCAGATTTTCCAACCGACGGCGACATTGCTGCAATTTTAACCAGTTTGGCTCCTGTAAACGAATACGAAAACGGTACATTGGCTAGAATCTTGTGTACAAGGCTTGCAAACATAAGTTCTACCGCCACTACTAGTCTCGGAGCTCCAACTACTGCTGAATTTGTTACTCCAACAGGAACTGCATTTGCTATAACAAATCAAACAATTGTGAGTCCTATTAATGTTTCTGCACAACCTATCAGTGTTTTTAGAACTGTTAAAACTTTTATACTACAGGCAGGTGTCTGGACATTTAGCTCTTAAGTTAAATACATAAGGAGCGAATCAATGCCATACATTATAAACAAATATAGCGGGTCAGAACTTGTTGTTCTTCAAGACGGAACTTTAGATACTTCTACAAGTATTGGATTGGTTGGTAGAAACTATGTGGGCTATGGAGAAACCCAGAATGAAAATTTTGTGTTTCTCTTGGAAAATTTTGCCGGAACAAATCCTCCAGCTCGTGCTGTAGAAGGACAAACTTGGTACGACAGTGCCAATAACAAATTAAATACCTATGATGGAATCAATTGGGTGCCTGTGGGAGCTGCTACAGCTTCGGAAAATGCACCGCCCGGCCCAACTGAAGGTGCTCTCTGGTATAAAATCTCAACCAAACAATTGTACGTTTATTCTAATATATCAGGATGGACACTTGTAGGACCCGAGGGAGTATCTGGTTTCGGTGAAACGAGGATCAAAGCAGCAATTTTAAGAGATACTAACAGTGTCAATCATGCAGTGTTGTTGGTGTTGGTTAATGATGAAGTATTGTCCATACACAGTTCGGATACTTTTACAATCAATACTTTAGATGCTATTATTGGTTTTAATGAGTTACAAAAAGGTGTTACGCTATCAACAAACGCAGTGATCTCTGGCAATCTATCAGGTAATTCAACCACCGCTACTAGATTGCAGAACGGAAGATTTATTAACAGTGCGTATTTTGATGGCAATAATGATATTACTGTTACTGCTAATACTCCTAGTATTCTAACTAGAGGTACATATTTAACAGGCAGCAATTTTAACGGCAGTGCAGCGACCACTTGGTCAGTAGATGCATCCTCAGTTAACACCATAGGTAAGGTAGTTGCTAGAGATAGTACGGGTAGTTTTGCAGGCGGAACGATAACAGCAGACCAATTTATTGGACCATTAACAGGCAATGTTACTGCAATATCTGGTACAAGTACATTTTACAGTCTTGTAGCCAATAATATACAAGGTTTTACTTTCAGCGGTCTTGCCGCCCAGGCTAGCACATTAACTCCTGGAAGAGCCATCAACGGCGTGCAATTTAACGGATCACAAGACATCACAGTTACCGCCGCAGCCAGCACTTTGAGCGGATCAACATTAGCTTCTGGAATAATTGATTCATCTTTGACTTCAGTAGGAACATTAGCAGGAGTTTCAATTACAGATGCAGGCGCAACGATTGGAGATGCAGGCGAAATTCATTTGTTTATAAATGGAAACTCTCCTACTCTAGCTATTACTAACGGGTTGGGTTTTACAATCAGTATCAACGATGCATTTCAAACTGGTGATGAAGCAAGTTTTGAGTTTATTTCAAGCTCGGTGGCGCTAGCCGCAGGCGGCTCAGCAGATCCTACTTTTGTAGGAGATGTTTCAAGCAAATGTAATATAGGACTACCAGGACGAACGTTTGGCAGTGTGTATGCAGATATTTTTAACGGTGTTGCAACCAGCGCACAATATGCTGACTTAGCTGAAAACTATGTTGCAGATGCAGAGTATCCTCCTGGCACAGTGCTAGAATTTGGCGGCGAATTTGAAGTTACACTTGCACAAGATGGCACCAACAGAGTAGCAGGAGTTGTTACTACAAATCCTGCTTATTTAATGAACAGTAACTGTCAAGGAACATATGTGGCCGCTGTAGCATTACAAGGAAGAACACCCTGTAAAGTTAGAGGCTCAATCAGAAAAGGTGATATGTTAATTAGCGGAGGAAATGGTTTTGCTAGAACTGTCCAAACTCCACAAATGGGCACTGTAATAGGCAAAGCACTTGGTGATTTCGATGGCACAGAAGGTGTAATTGAAGTTGCAGTGGGTAGATTATAATAAATCTGCTCAGATAAATAATAGAATAATATTGGAGTAGATTGATGGCATATCAAGTAGACAGATTTAATGGCACGTTTTTAGTCTCAGTAGAAGACGGTACCATTGATACCACTACTGATCTACGCTTCTTAGGTAAAAATTACGCAGGTTATGGCGAAGTACAGAACGAAAATTTCTTACACCTTTTAGAGAATTTTGCCAACACTTCCGCACCACCAAGAGCTGTACTAGGTCAAGTTTGGTTCGACAGTGCAAACAAAAAAATTAAATTCTATGATGGATCTAGATTTAGAACATCTGGCGGATCGGAAGTTAGTGCAACAGCACCTTCCGGACTTGTTGCAGGAGATTTTTGGCTAGACACTACTACTGAGCAATTGTATGTATCTAATGGTACATCCTTTGTGCTGGTAGGTCCTCAAATAGCAGAAGATCCAGGCGCCACTGCTGTAGAAGTAGTAGTAGTAAAAGATACTAGTAATGTAAATCACACAATTATTAAATTCACCGTTAGCAGCGATACACAATATATAATGAGTAAGACTGCATTTACACTAAATCCTTCAGTTAATCCTATTACCGGGTTTAGTGAAATCAAAAAAGGTCTTACTCTAATCAATACCCCGGCTACCGGAGTAACTACAGATGATCATATTCATTGGGGAACCGCTTCTAATGCTTCTAAACTAGGAGGGTTTGCAGCTAGTGAATATCTTAGAAATACCAATGCATTATTTCCAAATGGTGCAAAGTTTTATGACGTCGGTTACACTTTAGGTGATACTGATGATTTAAAAGTGTTTGTTGAATCAGGCGATCAACCTGTTATTTCTAATCAATTAGGATCTTCTGGATCTCAAACAATCACTGTAAGAATTGTTACATCCGGCGGAGATAGAGATTATGTATTTGGCGCAGATGCTATCTACCCAGCAGCAAACAATGCAAGAAATTTAGGTGCTACATCTGCAAGATGGGCCACAGTGTTTGCTACCACATTTAATGGAGCTCTCACTGGCAACGTTACAGGTAATGTAACAGGTAATGTAACAGGTAACTTGACAGGATCAGTTAACGGATCGTTAACTGGTAATATAGTTTCGTCTACAGGAGTTACTGTATTAAATTCTGGTGCAGGTGCAGGCACAGCGGTATATGTAGGATCAGTTAATGGAACAGCTAGTAATGCCTTGCAATTGAATAATAAAATACAAGATGTTACTGCTGCTGCTGATACAATTGCTTTAAGAGACGCTAGTGGCAACCTAGTGGCCAATCAATTCACAGGAACAGCTACTCAGGCAAACACATTGTTGTATAACGGAGCCTACAGAACTGCCGTACATACTTCAACAGCCAATACAATTGTAGCTAGAGATGCTAGCTCAAACATTTATTGTAACATACTCAACGGAACTGCTACCTCAGCACAGTATGCTGACCTTGCAGAAAAATATCTAACAGATCAAGAATACGACACCGGAACAGTGATAGTTGTAGGCGGAGAAAAAGAAGTCACTGCTAGCACCTGGGGTAAACGAGCCATCGGAGTAGTCAGTGCCAATCCTGCATTTATGATGAATCGAGATCTAGAAGGCGGTACATATATTGCCCTTAAAGGCAGAGTTCCAGTAAAAATAATAGGATCGGTTAAAAAGGGAGACAATCTAATAGCAGCCAATGACGGTTGTGCTTCTGTAGCAGTTCACCATTCTAGTGAAGTGTTTGCAGTTGCATTAGAATCTAATAGCAATACAGGTGTAAAACTTGTTGAAGCTGTAATATTGTAAGGATTTAAAATGGCCGCAGGTACAGGATTAATAATTGAAGCAGTAGACTATAATACAATAAGAACAAAAATTATTGGTATTATGGGAACAGGGGCTGGTCAATCAGGCTACGGCCAAACACTGCTGAGTTCTCCTGTGGCTTTTGGTAATACAGTAACAAAAGCGCAATGGGACAATTTGAGATTTGACATATTCAATGCCAGACTTCATCAAGATGGAGTATCACCGACAATTGTTACTGCTACCTCAGGACAACCTGTACGATACGGGGCAGGGCATCCCAACAATCAATATAACACTCAAGCAGATACCGCAATTGCAAATAAATTTAGTATAGGTACCGGTCAATTTGTTATCGAGTCAGCTACGTCGGCTACTCGAACCACAGCATGGAATTCCAGTCTTACAGCAACAGTGACAGTAACCTTTGCTACCGCTGATCAAGCTCGTCACTTTTTTAACAGCGGCAGTAAGGTAAGATGTTCAAGTTCTAGAACAGGCGGCACAGCAAGTCCGCAAAATTCTTCATGGTCAAACATATTAGATTCCGCTGGAACCGTGGCGTTTGGCGGAAACACCGCAGTATTAAATTTTTACAATTTAACAAATAGTTACCAAACATTTTTTACTTTGAGCTCAAGTGCCCCGTATACATCAAATCAATATAGAATTGAAGTGGTTTCTAACGTGGCCGATAATAGCATAGGTGGAGCCACTACTTTAACTTTTAGAGTCACTTACACTGATACCTATACATATGGTGGCGGCGGCAGCCCAAGTTTTCCAGATAATGTTGATGGCACATTAACTCTTACTGTAGATGAATTACGAGCATCGGGCACACTACAACCATTAGGCACTGGTCCCTTTGTTATAACAAGACCTGGCTACTCCATCTCTGGTATATCTGGCTCTTAACACCTGTATAAATAGTCTTATGAAAAGGATTAAGGACTACAATGGCTGTTAATGATCTTATAAAGACCACAGACTACAATAATCTACGTGCTAACATAATTGATATTATCGGCAACGGTTCGGCTACCTATGGTTATGGTCAAACTTTACAAAGTTCTGCTAAAGTTGATCATGAAAAAATTAGTCAAACTGACTGGGACCTTTTGAGATTTGATATTGTTAATGCTAGAACACATCAAGATGGGGTAGCACCAACGATTACTGATATTAATGAAGGTCAGACTCTTTCTTTCACCAATAACACACAGTACAACAGTCTAATCTCAACTGCAATATCAAATAGATTCAATATAGGTTCAGGTAGATTTTTAACAGAAAGTGCAGTAAGTTCTACTAGATCCACGCAATGGAATTCTTTGGTTGTGTGTGAAGTCACAGCAACTTTTGCTAATGCTAATCTGTGTCGTTGGTTTTTTAACAGTGGGGGGCAGATTAGAATTCAATCTTCACGAACTGGCGGAGACAGTACTGCTCAAAACAATGATTGGTCTAATTTAACTACCTCTGCTGGAATGCAAGCATTTGGTAGTCAAACTCCATCGGCCGGATTCAGTCCGATGAACGGTCAAAATTTTTATAAATTAACCAATTCGTATCAAAATTTTTATACCTTATCTTCATCTGCTCCATATTCGGCAAATAGTTATAATTTAGATGCCAGATGCGATGTTGCAGATAATTCTGCTGGTACAGCTACTACTGTGTTTATTCGAGTTAGATTTGTTGATAATTATACTGATCCAGGTGCTCCCGGTCCCGATGACATTATTGACGGAACACTAACAGTTACAGTCACCGAAAAAAGAGCCACCGGCTCTTTAGTTCCATCTGGAACTTTTACCATCACTAGACCCACATATTCAATTACCGCAATCGGCGGAACATAATTTTTCATCAACAACAGCAGCATATAAATAATATGCTACTATAACTGAGGATGATTATGGACGACCGTTTACAAACTGCATTGGATTTTTCTAAGTATCGCCAAACACTTGCAATACAAAGAAGGCTTCTAAAAGAAAAACTACAAGCTAAACTAACCTATGGCGCCAGCGGAGGCATTTTTCATATTGATCATTCTTTAATTGTTTTTGTTCAATTGTGTATTGATCAAGGTAGAGTATCCGGTATACCATTAATTGATACCAATGAAAACCCAGTACTCATCGACGACTTGGTGAAATTTCGAGATGAAATTTTTGATAGATATTTTTCAGCCAGTTTTGAATATATGAGCGAATATGAAAAAATTAAAAAAAGTAGAACAGTTGAAAAATTAGTAGATTTATGAAAAAAGGAATATTAATATTTGCTCACAACAGCAGAGATATTGATTATGCCTTGATGTCTTTAATATCTGCAAAATTTGCAAAAACGAATCTGCAAGTTCCTGTGTCTTTGGTAGTTGACAAATTCACAATAGAATGGATGCAGACTTCTGGTATCTATGATCTTTCTCTAGAAACTTTTGATAAAATTATAGAAATTGAAAAACCTGTTACTCAAAATATTCGAGTACTTAACGATGGATACACTTCTAAAACAGTTCCTTTTGTAAATTCAAATAGAGCTTCAGTTTGGGACCTTACACCATATGATAGAACATTGTTGATAGATAGCGATTTTTTAATTATGTCCGACAGCTTGAATCAATATTGGGATGCCGATACCGATGTAATGTTATCTCCATCCATGCAAGATGTTAGAGGAGATAGAAAAGGTATTTTGGATTCTTGGGTTTCTGAAACTGGAATTCCGTTATATTGGGCAACTACAGTAATGTTTACTAAAAATAGTGAATCTAAAATATTCTTTGACCTAGTAGATGTTATACGAACAAATTATAATTATTTTGCAGATTTGTTTAGATTTAACCCCAAACAATATAGAAATGACATTGCTTTCAGCATAGCAAAACATATGCTCAACGGATTTGACACAGGAGCTGAAAATCTCCCCCCGATACTAACACTGTTAGATAAAGATCTAATTCATTCTGTTGGTAAAAATCAATTGCGTGTTTATTTAAATGATAACTTGTCTGAAGATCACGTGGTCATTGCATCTATTAAAGATCTGGATATCCATGTAATGAACAAACAGAGTGTAATTAGAAATGCAAAAGAATTTTTGGAGATATTATGACTTTTGGATATCTCATTGTAGTTTCTAAAAACGATTCAGTTGACTATTTAAAATTAGCTTATGCTCTAGCATTGAGCATTAAAAATACTCAAAGAAAAGGATTTGACAAAGTAGCATTGGTAACTGATAATATTGAAGATGTTAAAAAACTAAAAAGTCCTTGGGTGTTTAACGAAATTATTGAATGGAATCAAGAAACTTTTTGGGATGGTCGAAGTTGGATGGATAAACTAAGTCCTTGGGACTATACCGTATGTTTAGATGCAGACATGTTGTTTTTTAGAGATTATAGTCATTGGGTTGAATACTTTATTGAGAATTCTGAACTATATATTCCCAATAAGTCATATACCTATCGAGGAGAGATCGTAAAAGATTCGTATTATAGAAAAACATTTGAACATAACGATCTTCCTAATTTATATTCTTTTTACACATTTTTTAAAAAAGATTCTAAACTATCCGAAGAATTCTTTTCATTAGGTAGGCACATTTTAAAAAATCCTAATGAATTTAAAAATTTATTTTTAGAAAATTATATTCCAAAAGTAGTAGGTACCGACGAAGCATTTAGTTTAGCTGCAAAAATTTTAGATATTCAAGACGATATCAGTTATGATTTAGAATTTCCTAAAGTAGTTCATTTAAAACCAATGATACAAAATTGGCCCTGGCCTGCTGATAAAGTTTCTGACCATGTTGGATTTTATTTTGATCTGAAGGGTAAATTAAAAATTGGAAATTATCAGCAACAAGATATTGTTCATTATAACGAAAAAAATTATGTAACTGATGAAGTTATTAGTATTTTAGAGAAAATTCTATGGAAGAAATAATTGATTTTGACAGTTGGTTACAGCAATATACTGCACCACAAGTAGAATACTGGGCAATTTTTGAGCCCACTACCGGTGAAGTTACTGGAATTTATCCCGATCTTGCTGCTTATGATAAACAATATAAAATAAAAATTGATAGAGATCTAGCAGAAGATATACATAGCGGAATAATTCAAATGAGTTCCTGTTTTGTAGATATGGATTCTGAAACAGTTGAAATCATTACCAAGCACAGTCTTGTTAAGATCGACGATGTACTGCATAGAGTTATTGATAAAAAATATGTGCCCGATCAAAAAAATGATATTATTATTCAATACAATGAATTAGAAAATAAAATAATTTTTGTTTTACACAATTCGATTAAAACTAGAAAGATTCAATGGGCCGGAAGTACTGAAATGCAGTTTTTTATCACAGGCTATAATGATCCACACGATCTCTATCAGACAATAGTTTTTCAACTAAAAGATTTAGAACAAAGTTCTAAAGAATTTATTTACACAGGATCTCACAATCAATTTAGTATTTTTACAAGAAGAATATTAAAAAATTATGTTTTTGAAAAAATATGAAAACTATAGAACTAGATATTGTATTTTTAAGCTATGACGAGCCAAATGCAGATTTGCATTATGCAGATCTATGCAATAAAGTTCCTTGGGCTAAAAGAGTACACGGAATAAAAGGCAGCGATGAAGCACACAAAGAAGCTGCAAGACAATCAGAAACAGATTGGGTTATTACTGTAGATGCAGACAACATTGTTGACACAAAATTTTTTAACACAGAGTTTGATCCTGATCAAAAAAATTTACAAGTAGTCAGCTGGTTAGCACGTAATAAAATTAACGGATTACGATACGGAAATGGCGGGCTGAAAATATGGCGTAAGGATTTTATTCTTAATATGAAAACGCACGAAGCCAGTGACAGTGATCGTGGCCAGGTAGATTTTTGTTGGGAAAATGGGTACCAACAATTTAAAGAATGTTATAGTGAAACAATTATTACAGGATCACCTTTTCAGGCCTGGCGAGCAGGATTCCGTGAAGGTGTTAAAATGACTTTGTTAGACGGAGTCAAAGTGTTGCCCGATGAAATTCAAGAACGTGTATGGTGGCATAATCTTCATAGATTAAAAATGTGGTCAACTGTTGGTTCACATGAAGAAAATGGAAAATATGCTGTGCTTGGCGCACGTATGGGAACTTGGATGACTAACTGCACAAATTGGAATTATGTTGATGTTAGAGATTTTGAAATCTTAAGAAATATTTATAACGAAAATGTTGATCATGACACAGTTGAACAGGATATACAAAATTTTGGAATAAAAATTAATCAGCAATTAGGTTTTAATTACCCTTATTTGGATCCCAAACAAAGCAAGTATACTTTAGACCTGTATAACGAAACAATGAATTTAACAAACACATATCTAAAATGATCTACGATATTTTTTATGTAAGCAAAAACACTGTCAACGACACTGATTGGTTATCTTTTAACAAAAGATTTCCATTATCTCAAAAAATTGAAAATGTAAAAAATTTCTCAGATATTTCCAACAGAGCATTCACTAAGTTATTTTGGGTAGTTTGGGATGATATAATTGTTTTAGATGATTTTGATTTTAGTTATATTGTTACAAAATGGGATGAAAAATACATCCATGTTTTTAAAAATGCAGACCATTATGATGGTGTAACATTATTCTCAAAACATTCAAATGTAAGTAACAAAGAACTTGAAAAAAGATTTTACATAAATCATAAAAAAATAGATATAATTGCTAGCGAACCAAAGAACACCGAACTCTATGATATAGTGTTTATCAGTTATAATGAGCCAACAGCTGATGCTAATTTTATAAATTTAAAATCAAAATTCCCAAGAACTAAAAGAGTGCATGGAATTAAAGGTATACATCAAGCCCACATAGCCGCCGCCAAACTAGCAAAGACCTGTATGTTTTGGGTAGTTGACGGCGATGCTGAAATTGTTGAAGATTTTAATTTTGATTATAAGGTATCTGCCTACGAGCAAGATATTGTATACGTTTGGCGCAGTAAAAATCCTATCAATGATCTAGTGTACGGATATGGAGGAGTTAAACTATTGCCAACTTCAATGACTATAGGCATGGATGTATCTAAGCCAGATATGACAACTAGTATATCTAGTAAATTTAGAGCAGTAAAGTCTATATCAAACATCACAGCATTTAACACTGATCCGTTCAACACTTGGAAATCAGCGTTTAGAGAATGTTGTAAATTGTCCAGTAAAATTATTGATAGACAAAAAAGCGAAGAAACATTACATAGACTCGATGTATGGTGTACGTTGGGTTCTGATAGACCGTTTGGACAAGAAGCTATTGCCGGAGCAATAGCAGGCAAAGAATACGGAGAGTTTAATAAAGACGATCTAGAAGCACTTAAAAAAATCAACGATTTTGATTGGTTAAAAGAATATTATGAACAACAAACAAAAAAATAGATCTCAAACAGGATCTAAATAATCATATGAAATGGCGTCAAAAAAGAATAGATTTTAAAGAACAAATTCTAAACCCTATTAGCCCTAGTTATTGCGCAGCCAAGTGGAGTCAAGTTACTATACACTTAGGGTCAGGACATACTCATAGTTGTCATCATCCAAGAACACATCTAATACCCCTAGAAGAAATCAAACGTAGTCCTAGTGCCTTACATAATACGTCTTTTAAGATTGAACAGCGTTTAGATATGCTTAACGGCAAACGTCCTACAGAATGTGAATATTGTTGGCAAGTAGAAGACCGAGGTGAGGTACTTAGCGATAGAGTGTTAAAAAGTTACGAACCATGGAGTAAAGATAGAATTTCTGATCTTCAAGGGCTGAATCATGTTAATCCAAGCTATTTAGAAATTAGTTTTAGTAATGTATGTAATTTTAAATGTAGTTATTGTAGTCCAGATGTCAGTAGTAAATGGATGGAAGAAATTGAAAAGTTTGGAGCATATCCTACCAGTCAAAAATTTAACAATATAGAATGGATTAAGACACAGAACAAGATGCCTTTTTTAGAGCGTGATCTAAATCCATATGTAGAAGCATTTTGGCAATGGTGGCCTGAACTTTACCCTACTCTTCATACATTTAGAATTACTGGTGGCGAACCGTTAATGACCAAACATACCTTTAGAGTATTAGACTATATCATAGAACATCCAAATCCGGAACTAGAGCTAGGTATAAACAGCAATCTATGCGTTCCAGAAAAGCTAATGGATGAGTTTATTGAAAAAATTCAACAAATACAAACAGCCAAAGCTGTTAAGAATGTAATGGTTTACACCAGCTGTGAGGCATATGGAGCTCAAGCCGAGTACATACGTTACGGCATGGATTATAAACAATGGTTATTAAATTGCGATCGTTATCTTAGCTCTGTTCCAGACTCACAAATTCATATCATGAGTACTTACAATTTACTAAGTGTAATCAGTTATCAACAGTTCTTAGAAGATATTTTAGTTTTGAAAAGAAAACATTGTAGTCCTCGGATTAATAACAATCATTCTGTATATATAGATATTCCCTATCTAAATTATCCTTCTCATCAAGTTGTAGGTTTATTATCGGAGGAGTTTATTATTAATATACAAGTACAGATTGATTTTATGAAAAACAACATCGATAAAAATGAAGAAGATCGTATGGGATTTTTTATAAGTGAGGTAGAAAAATTACAGCGTGTACTTACGGTATTTGAATCTAAGATAAAAAACGGATACCCAGAAAAAGAACAATTTAGAAAAGACTTTGTTAACTTTGTCGATGAACATGATCGTCGTAGAGGCACAAACTTTAAAAATACATTTCCAGAACTTATGAAATTTTATAACGTTTGTAAACAATTACCATAACAAACCGTCTAAAGCAGTTTGTTAGTTTTGTCAGTTATGTCTTGTTTTAGACGTTGAATATCAATAGAAAAATCTACTTTGGTAATATCTTCTCTATATTCTTGAAATGTGTCTAACAGTTTTTCAGCAACAATGTCATTAGTTGCATTATCTAGCTGCTCTTGAATATCGATTTCCCATATTCTACCATTGTTAAATTCTAACCGGACGCTTTTTAAATATGCTACTGGCATAGTATTCATATACATATCTTCAAAAACTTCCGGCCATTCCTTGATCAAATGAATGGGCGGCCTAAATAAATGTTTAGGCACTTTCGGCTTCTTTGGCCTTTGCCGCTTTCTTTGCAGGTGGATCTAAATCGTCTGCTTGCTTCCGTAGTCTTGCTGCTTCTTTGTACATGGCATCTGCTTGACTTCTAAAATTGCGAGCTATATCACGATCAGTAAGTACTTCATTGGCTGAGGCAGCTGCGCTAGCAGTTTCTTGAACTGGTGTTGCAGTTTCTTTCTTAGCAGGAGCACCTTTGGTAAACGTATACAAGTCATCTATTGCGCAATTTTTTTGTTCTGCAATAAACGAATTTAGCTCATGCAATGAAATCTCTGAATTTGGAGTAGGTGTCATGATAATAGTATCAGTAGCCACTTTTATCAAACGATTATCTGCCTGTAGTGCCTGTAACATAGGGCGACCGTCGGGGAATGGTCGAGTGAAAAGGATTTCACCGAATTCCCATGCATCTTGTGCAACATCTTGATCTACAAGATCAATGATTGCATTGTGATATTGATCTGGCAAAGGAGATGTTTGCACAACCAATGCCATATTTGACTCACCGGGTAACGTTCTAAAAACCACAAGAACTTTTGATCCTGTGTTTTTTATCTTACCCACGTGTTTGAGATTTTTCATATTATTCCTTTTTGGCTGCAACAGATTCTAGAAAGGTATTTAACTTATTGTAAGCCTTACCTACTGCTTCTAATTCTGCAGCTTTGAATGCACCTCGACTACTAGCAACTTCTAAAATACTACGCAAGGAAGCTAGATCGCTGAGATTAAGTTCAGCACCGGCAGCACTTGGTGGTTGTTGAGTTTGTTCTTGTTCTGGTGATGATGTTGTTACTTCTTGGTCCATTAGTTTCTCCTTAGATATGGGCATGCTAACATAAAATATGTCAGTTCTTTATGATCTTCAAACCCCGCAAACATTGCAGATTTCAATTTGCTATCGTTTTCTATACTTGAAAGTTTCACGACAGCATATCTACCTTTTAATTTGATTCGAATCCAGTTTTCAATTTCGTCTGTAAAAAAATCTATTTCTTCGAGTTTAATTTTTCCAAAATGCGGAGGCATCACTCGAAGTGATCTTTTCTTTAAAATGTCTAAAGGATTATATTCGATCATTGTAAAAATATTTATAGATAACAAATAAATTGTTCAGGATTCTTGGCTAAGCCTTTGATGCATTGCTTTGGCATAACCCATTTTTCTTACATCTCCTGAAAACAAATACAGTTCAAAGGCAGATTTTTCTCTTAAAACAACAATATGTTTTTTAGTTAAATGATATGGAGATTCGATAAATTGATCTAACCAAACTAGTATTTGTGGAGTTATACTAATTTCTTTCAATATTTCAACTTTGTATGTTTTGATTTGAGAATAAGTTTCTACAAATTCTAGCCCTTGATCTGTAAGTCTTAGGCCGCCACAGTCTTTACCTCTGACATTTTGCCACCAGGTAGTGCGGAATTTTTTTATGATATTCTCGTCAAAGGGTTGACCAGCGGCTTTGAGGAATACCGAAGTATAGGTATCCTTTAAATCCATTTAGTCTACTCGTTCTCCGGCATTTAATTTAAATACTGCAAAGTCTGTGGTCTTAAACAACTTGTTCAGTTTCTTGGCTAAATTTCTTGCGTGTCCGGGATTACTAAAACTAACTTTTTTGTACTTTGGGCCAGGATAACTGGATACCATACTACCACTTTTCAAGTTAAAAGGCTGATCTTTGTAAAACACAGCCCAAATGGCATCACTGTTGAGAATTTGCTCAACTTTGTATGTTTCCTTGTCAGTGTATTCAAGAATAACTTTGGGTTTAGGTCGACTCATATCTATACGTGTTATTATAAAGCACGTATATATTTATGTCTAACTAAAGTTGCCACCGTCAAATTTAACATTAATGTTGGTTGTAGATTCACGTATTTCCACCAGCATCGCGTGTATTTCCTGAACAGTTTTTCCTAATTTAGCAGTCATCACAGCTAATTCTTGAGTAAGCTCTCTCGCTTCTTGAATTGTTAATCTTATATCTTTTTGCTGACCACGCTCTGCAACTGCTATGCGTTGAATAAGTTTTTCAACACCCGGTAACGTATTTGGAATATTATTTTGAGACATTAGCCAATACCTGTTTCATTTCAATTTCAGATTGAAACGGACCTTGAAACTCATACCTTTGTAATGTTATTAATTTAGGACAAAAACTTTTTACCCATCCTTTATCGAACCGTATCACATAAAAGCCTGCACAGTACAAACTCTTGCTATCTCCACTCTTTGTAAACAACGGTAATTTTCTTTTTATATCATACATTGCATTATGAGGCTCAGCACTTGTGGCATAACCGTGAACTTCGTTAGGTAATGCATCGTTGGCTTCTTTAATAATTTTAGCCACAAAGAAATTTTTACCAAATTGTTTAGTAAGACTTTCTTTTGTGTCGTAGATTTGTACACCTAATTCGTTACTCATGACAAATCTATCATCTTCGTTTTTTCTTAGAGTGGCAAATTTTTCACCGTCTCGTTCAACAATCCAGAATTTGTTTTCTATAATTGGTTTAGCGTGTAAGTCTGTCATAGTGTTCTCCCAGCAGTCATTAGTTTTTGATTCACAAGTATCTTCATACGGACAAAGTTTTAATTTCATTTGAATACCTCGCATTTAGTGGCTCGGCATAGGCCTGTGCCTGATCGGCAATTTTTTTAAGATCGTAAAGATTACAAAATTTCATTAATCTAATTCCAACTTGACTAATATTTTTATTAGCAGTTGTTGCTGTTAAAATAGTTTCTGTGATAATGTTTTTAATTTCTTCGGGCTGTGCAGAGAGATCGATTAAAATACGATTGCGTTCATAATCATCTAACACACGATGTTCTTTACCTTCGTGGTCGGACCAACGTTGCAACATGAGATTGTTCCACGCATAGCCTTTTGAGTCTCGGTCACCATAGGCTTCACGGAGACCAACCTTATTCTTTGTGCCTTTTTCACGTACTCCCGGATATGCAGAGAATACGTTGTCTGAGGTATCGCCTCGCATACACTTCTCAAAGAGTAACCACTGGGGGTCCGGAATGGCTTTTGGTTCTTGAGTTTTTTTATCAATGACTCTTTTACCTTTTGCATCAAAAATACCTTCGTGTGTAATAGTAGTTTCCATAACACCATTAAATTGGCGTACATTAGGTGCAATCAATTGTACAAAGTCTGTATCGGTCGAAATAATAACATGATCATCGTTTGGATGTGTCTGTATCCAACCAGCAATTAAGTCATCTGCTTCTAGGCGTGAATGTTGTAGCACTGTGCAATTTGTCTTTTCTGTGACAAATTCTTTAAAGGTATCAAATGCTTCCCAAAATACTTTTTCTTCTTCTGCTTCACGCTCTGTATGTGCGGCACGACTAGCAACTCTTTGTGCCTTATAAGGCTTGTAATGATCTTTACGCCAGCTTCGACCTTCTAAACAAAACACCACATGACTTCCACCAAAGTCTTGCCAAGCCTTTTTAATACTGTTTAGTGTAATATGAAAGGCCATACCTAATTTGATATCAGCATCACCGTTGATTACATGCCTAGCACGAAAGAAAGTGTTTGCAGTATCAACTAAAATATATGTCATAGATTCTTTTTTCTAACAGAATTAATATCAATAACGCCAGTGTTCACAGCGCCGCCGAAATCTCCGTCAACTACTACATTAGCACATAGTTCACGGAACCAACGATCTACAATCTCTTCGTCTTTATCACCGTCGAAACCATAGCCCTCTTGCTTTAATTTTAACACAAAATGATCGTTCCAGTCAAGCTCAAAAAAGCCATTCCTAATATTGTCTTTGTTTATGTGTGTATTTAATACACCTACCCATGGTTCTTTGAGCCTAGTAGCCCGATCTTTTGGTGCTAACTTGGCCGATTCTTCTTGCTCTAGAGCAAGATTTGCTTTCTTTTCGGCTAGGGTAATTTCATCAGCCTTCTGATCAGCTAGTTTTGTAGCTTCATCTATTGCTGTTTTGGTATCGATAAGTTGTTGCTCTAGTTTATCAATACCCATTATTTTTTTAAAGAATTTTGTTAGCATCATGTACCCCACTCGTTTTTAAATAATGGAACTTGTAGTCTATCGCTATAGCGCCAGCCACGCTTCATTGCCGCTAGTGCTACATTCTTTGCGTTAAGTGTATATACACTTTCCACTCCGCCCACTGGCATTAAGTAAACGTGCCCTTTAAATCCCGCTTCTTTAAATTCCTCAACAGCGTGTTCTGCATCGATAACATCTTCTGCTGTTGCTACTACAAATTTAAGATATGCTGTACCTACTTCTTCGTATTCACAAACAACTTCTGGGCGAATAGCCTCAAACCAATTCTCACCACTTGCAGGAAGTTTAGCACTTACTGAAAATGTAAGCTCTTTACCCACTTCGCTATTCCACTTTCTCAAGTATTCTTTAAATTCCGGAGTAAGTTTTTGAGTACCATTTGTTTCAAATGTAATTTCCTTCAACGCCTTCATTTTAGAATTGTTAAGCAAGTCTGGATAAGCACGTTGCCAACCCAGCAAAGGTTCGCCACCTGTAATAACCAAGTGTTCATCCTTCCACTCGTTATGCGGAATAATTTCCATAATACGATCTGTAATTGCTTCGCTAGTAAGCATTGGCGACAAATCTTTAAACTCTGGCATCCAAGATGCATAAGAATCACAACCTGTGCTAACTAGTGGAAGCTCTTCATACTTTTGAAAAGGTGTAACTAATGAATGTGTAGCTGCAATACCAGCAGCCTCCATACTCAATTCACCACGCGACATACCAAACCCAGCACACTTAAAGTTACAACCAAATGTGCGTAGAAATACACTAGGAACACCCATATAGCGTCCCTCACCTTGAATGCTGTAAAACAACTCTGCAATTTTAATCTTACTCATACGTTAATTTCACCTTCAAAAATATTTGACCACTGTTTTAGTTTAGCAATCTTGTTGTCGGCGGCAATGATCACTTCTTCTTTGTCTACTAGATTGTGGTCTATACAAAGATTGATCATGGCCTGTAAATCTCCTAGCTCTTCCGCCAAATGCTGTCTATTAGTAAGTGGCTTACCTGGTTTAACATTATCTAAACCAAAGCGATTAATTTTACTAATAGCAACAATTACTTCTGCACATTCTTCTTGAGTAATGTCTAGAATTTCTTTTTCTTTATTATTCATATTACTATTATACACTCTTTTTTGCTAAAGACCAAGAACCATTTTTATTATCAGTCCAAATTAATTCATCACCTTCTTTCCAGCCCGTTTCTTTGAGCATATCTTCGGGGAAGGGTAATATTAAGTCACCTGTTTCGGGGTCGTCTTGTAGTTCAACTGTCCAATTTTTCAATGTTAACTCCTGATTTTTTGAGGAACTCGATGCCCGCATCATCTCTATAGTTTTCACCATAGTAAACACTATTAATGCCAGACTGATATATAAGTTTGGCACATTCAATACACGGGGCGTGAGTAATAAAAATATCAGCCCCAAACCCACTGTCATTAGACTTCGCCAGTTTTGCAATA